GTAGGTTTTAACACCAGCAGGTTACGGCCCCCCCGGAGGGTCCTGCTGGGCGCCAGTGCCGTGAGCTGTGCGGACGTGGTGGTAGATTTCTGCAGCCCCACATAGTGGGAGGGTGTCCAATCCTGGGTGTACAAACCCGAGGCTGCCCAGTTTCTCTGGCCCGAAGGCGAGGGCACGTACTACCACGGCGCACAGCCGCGACCACTACCCGGCGACAGGGTGGCGACCTGCCGCCTGCAACACACTGGGCCTATTTACGCGCATCGCGCTCCCTCTGCTCTTTGGCAGCGCGGCGGGCCTCAGTCTCTGCTTCCTCGCGAGCCCGCGCCTCCGCGGACTGGCGTTCGGCCTCCAATTTGGCGGCCTCGCAGGCGTCACAGACATAGTGCTTGAGGGTGGCATTCTTGCACTTTCCGCGATAACTGTACCTGTTCTTTTCGACGTAATAGTCGCACAGGTCCTCGTCTATGACGGTGTTGCAGTACTTGCAGTTGAACACGTTACACATCGTAGGGAAGAGGCGTGGACTCAGGTGGAAGCCAATCCCGCGGCACCCCAGACTCTGAGTGTGGAACGAACTACCACACCCAGTCACCCGTGACCTCCTGATGTTGGGAGGTCTCGGTGCCGACGGGTAGCTGCCACCCCTGGAGACCGGCCTCGATCTTGAGCTGGTCGATCTCGTCCACGCCGAAGGCGCGAGCGAACGAGGAACGGGTCTCGATGGTTGGAGCGACGTACTGGAGGTTGCCGATTTTGGCTCCCTCCGCCCGTAGCTTGTGGACCCAGTCTGTGTCAAACACAGCCTTGTTCACCTTCCCCTGCGCGCACAGCCTCTCGGCGAATTTGCCAATGATTGGCACGCCGGGATAGAGGGCCATGAGACATTGCCCCACGGAAAAGGCCATGTCTATGCGCGTGTTGTCCTCGTGCCAGAAACGAATCCCGGCACATGACTGGGAGAGGACCTTCTGCCAATGGGCGACCATTCTTGTCCCGGTGGGCTGGACAACTGGTCGGCTCTGGCAGAATTCGATGTGTTCCAGACTGCGCGCAAT